GATGAACATGACATTATTGAGGGCATGAACTTTTCATTTACAGCTAATGTTTCAGGCAACAAAGAATTAGTTTACCTTAAACAATGTAAGTATACACAATTAAACTATGTGAGAGACGTCGATATCATTTCTTATCCAGAAAAGATTTATCAAACAAAGGAAGAAAAAGAAGAGGACTTGAGACAATCTAAACGTATAGAGCGTGGTCCTGATGGGGATCTAGTCAAAGAACATTTTCAGGATGAATGTCAAATATGTAATGCACAAGGTATTTTTGAAAACTATTCCTTCATAAAAGAAAATGGTCGTCAATACTCAGAGGCTCATCATGTTATCCCACTTTCTCAAAATGGTACCGATACGCCCGACAATATCATGTGTCTTTGTGCTAATCACCACAGGCAAATGCACTACGGTGACGCATTTGTTAGGTATGATTGCAAAAATTTTTATGTGACCCTTGATGGTAAAGAACTTAAACCAATACCAAAATGGAGGATGAAATGTCCTTACAACTAACAATGTTTGCACCCAAGAGCGAATGGGTGCCCCCTTATGAACTACCTGATCTCAGTCACTGTAAGCAAATTGCCATTGACGTAGAAACCAGAGACCCGAACATCAAATCTAAAGGACCGGGTTGGCCTACAGGAGACGGTATGATTGTAGGATATGCCATTGCCACCGAATCATGGTCACATTATATCCCTGTTAAACACGTCGGCGGGGGTAATTTAGACGAAAGAATTGTCAATAGGTGGTTAAAAAAGGTTTTTGAGAGCCCTGCAGATAAAATTATGCACAATGCACAGTATGATGCAGGGTGGATTAGACAAGAGGGCTTTACTTTAAACGGTAGAATTATTGATACAATGGTTATAGCTTCGTTATTGGACGAAAACCGCTTTAGTTATAGCCTAAATGCGCTTTCTTACGACTATTTAAGCAAAACCAAGTCCGAAAAAGAGTTAAATGAGGCTGCATCTGCCTTTGGTGTTGATCCAAAAGCTGAAATGTGGAAGTTACCTGCTATGTTTGTAGGTCCTTACGCTACCGACGACGCAAAACTGACCTTGGACCTTTGGAATTACTTTTCTGTCGAGATTAACAAGCAAGGATTGTCAAAAATAGCTGATTTAGAGCTAAATTTACTGCCCTGTTTGATTGATATGACATGGAGAGGTGTTAGAGTGGACCTTGATAAGGCCGAATCACTTAGAAACACCCTCCTCAAGCGTGAAAATGAAACTTTACACAAGATAAAAAAGCTTACGGGGCTTGAAATAGAGGTTTGGGCGGCTCAATCTATAGCCAAAGCCTTTGACAAACTTAATATTAAGTACGAAAGAACTGAAAAAGGTGTACCCTCCTTTACCAAGTCTTTCCTGAAAGATCATCCACACGAGCTTTCTAAATTAATTGTGGACGTTAGGAACCTTAACAAGACCAGTGGTACGTTTATCAACACAATTATGAAGCATTGCCACAAAGACGGACGCATTCATAGCCATATTAACCAGATACGCTCCGACCAAGGGGGCACGATATCGGGTAGGATATCCATGAACAACCCCAATTTACAGCAGATCCCCGCTAGAGATCCTGAATTAGGTCCTATGATTCGCTCTTTGTTCCTTCCTGAAGAGGGAGAGCAGTGGGGTTCTATTGATTTTTCGCAACAAGAGCCACGGATCTTGGTTCACTACGCTCATGTCTTTGGTGTATCCAGAAAAGTACCTCTCAAAGGCGCAAAAGAGTTTGTCGAAGCTTATAATAGCGACCCGACTACCGATTTTCATACAATGGTTGCAGAAATGGCACAGATACCGCGTAAGTCCGCCAAGACCATCAACCTCGGCATGATGTACGGCATGGGTGTCAACAAGTTATCCGAGCAATTAGGCATAGAAGTAGAGGAAGCCAAGTCCATAATCAGTCAGTACCACGAGCGAGTACCCTTTGTGAAGGGCCTGATGAACGGGGTAATGAACCATTTAAATGAACGAGATAGCTCAGGCTCCGTAAGATCACTACTCGGCCGAAAATGCCGCTTTGATTTATGGGAACCTGACCGCTTTGAAATGAACAAAGCCATGCCTTTTGAGCAAGCTGTACAGGAATATGGTAAAACCACCAAGCTCAAGCGGGCTTATACCTACAAAGCCCTGAACAGGCTTATTCAAGCGTCGGCCGCGGACATGACAAAGAAAGCTATGGTCGATATTTACCAATCCGGTCGCGTCCCTCTTATACAAATACACGACGAGGTAGCGATTTCTGTCAAAGATAAGCCAGACGCAGAAAGTATTTCCCGAATCATGGAAAATGCAGTACCCTTGGAGGTGCCTAATAAATGTGATGTTGAAGTAGGTCGCAGTTGGGGAACCGCTCAATGACCTGTATACCATCTCAAACTTGTGCCCTCCTTCCTCCCTTTCGAGGAGGGCACCCTTTTTCCCTTGAATAATCCAATAAAATCTTATATATTCTCATTAAAGGAGATGCAAAATGGATACAACTAAATGGAAAAGTGTGCTTGTTCCTATCGAAGTGTACAAAGAATTGAAGGCCTTGTCCCGCGAACAGGGGCGCACGATGGGGGGACAGTTAAAGATCATGTATCAAGTCTATGAAGCCTATCAAAATAAAGAATTAACCTTTTCTACGGAACCACCTGAAAAAAGAGTTTGACAGATCCCATAAAATCTTTTACGGTTAAGTCACTCCATGTGATAAAGAGTCGTTGTTAATCCTATGATTTGTTCAAACCAACCTGACAACGGCTCTTTTTTTATGTCTTGACAGCTATCCCATAAAAGCGCATACTAATACTGTTACAAGTTCAAGTTAGGTTTAAGCTCAGTTGCCTAATGGTAGGCTTGGGCTTGTAACTTTAGTATGGAGATACAAATGAATAAAAAAAAATCACTAGCCGAGCAGTTTAATATAAATAAATTCTACAAACCCAACAAAGAACACACTAGTCGTTGGGTTTGGAGAAAACTTCCGGCTCGTCTATTTAAAAAAAAAGAGAGGAAAGAGGATGACAAAAAAACTTAGTCCTGCAGAAGAGTATGAACTAAATTTTTTAAGAAAACAGGTAGATCACTACGAAACCAAAGTCTTTGAACTAGAAAGACATAAGGACATAGCTAGAGATCACGAGAGAGCAAGAGAAGAACTTAAAACTTATGTATTGAAATTAAGAGGATTAGGGAGGGAAGTATGACCAATCAAATAATGATGTATAGCCTCCTGACCGTCATGCACTTTACCACGCCCGAAGAGTGTCAAATGTGGAGCGATAAGATCTATGGCGAGGGCTATAAGTGTTTTATATCTTACAAACAAAAAGAGTGGTATATTAAAGAACCGTTGCCCAGACCAGATATTATTGTTAATATGGGAAAAGAGGAGTAGTCACATTTTAAAAGCAAACAAACTTGATGATGCACTTATTGGAATTGGCAGAAGATGTTCCCAAGAGGACGTTCTTGTTTATGATTTTAATAAAGCCGTTAAGATCCTAGTAGATCGTGACCAAATGACAGAAGAAGAAGCCGTTGAGTATTTAGAGTTTAATACCGTAGGTGCATGGGTCGGCGAAGAAACACCCGTGTTTGTCTATCCAATGACCATGGAGGAAATAGATGAGATGCAATAGATGTGGCTGCGAAGCCAAAACCGTTTATGTTCATGGGCACGAGCAATGCTCACAGTGTCATTCCGTTGTAGAGGACTGTTGTCAGGGGATCACGGTTCAAGAAGTTTCCAAAGATAATTACTATGTTGAAAAGCAAACCTGTAAATACAATGAGGTGGACCCTCATTTTGTTGTTGGTAAAGAGTGATAACTCTTTTTTATGTCAGCGTCGTCATTGCTATACTTTTCATCCTAGTCGGGATCGTATGGATAGCTATACATAAGTAGTTAAAACGGAGAGTTCTCCATATTAAAGTTATAGGCTAAGTTGATTAACGGATCTTCAACCTGCTTTTGAATGGGCATCGGAAATACAGGATTAAAGTATTCCATCGCAGGATTGTATGCTTCCTCAGATGTTACAGGACCTCCAACGTCTGCACCTATTTTAGGAAAACCACCTTGCCCCGCTAATATATCATTAATATTAGTTGACGCAGGATTATCAACAATAGAAAAATCTATAGCACCTCCACTTTCATCCATAGCAGGTTTAATAACATTGTAATTTATAGCAGGGTTGTATTCCATAGCAGGGTTGTATATCGTCGTCGGATCCGTCATAGGCGGTTGCAAAATCATAGGATTCCCACCCAAGCCCACGGACGACGGGTCAACTGGGGATACTCCCGGTGGAGGACTAGCTTGAGGAGTTTGTGAAAGTAAGTTTCCAATTTGTTCAGGTGTATAGTTTATCTGAGGTGCGTTAGGATCACCACCAAAACCTGATTGAGGTATGTAGTTTGGTGTTGATATTTGACTAAGATCACTCATAATTTGTTGTGTAGGAGGTTGCATGGGTGTTGAAGGTATCTCAGCGGGTTTTGTAAAAGGAGCTGCGGGTATGGCCGTACCACCCAAGGACGCTATACCTTGACCTACCTGACCCGTAGTAGACATACCACCACCACCCATATTAGGAAACGCTTCGTTGACCAAGGACCGTATACCACTCATCACACCAGATACTTTTTGTATGGCCTCCTGTTGCATAGGTTGCATGGCCTGATCTACTTGGCTCATGGCCCGCTGACCGAGGAACTGTTCAATCAGAGGAAACGGATCGTTCTGGATCTGTTGCATAGTGTTTTGAAAACCCTGTTGCATTTGTTGCAACGGACTAGAGGAACCAAGCCCCATATCTTTCATCTGAGATATCATATACGACATAAATAGAATTATACTTAATATTAAGCAGAATAACAATAAATATTGTTGTTGTCGGTTACGGTTACTTATATAGCTGAGAAAATAAAAAAAAATATTTTTAGTGAAAAATAGGTGTAACCAGTGTAACCCCGTAACCTTTGTTACAAAACCCCTTATATATAAGGACAAAACTAGGTTACATAAAAGGTTACACCTTGAAATACAAAAATGTAACCCTCGATTTGGCTTAATGTGAATATTTTTCATTTTTTTTTAAAAAATATTTTTCTGGAATATATAAAGAAAGTATCGTACATATAAGAAAAGACTTATAGTTGGAGCAGAGTATGGCAAACTTAAATAAGAGTTCAAAGCTTGATTTTAAAAAGATACCAAGATCACTAACTTTGAATAATAATCCCAAACCATCTTGGGTAAAAGAGAAACCACCACGCAATCCAAATGAAAAGAGAGGTCGTGTTAGAGTTCATAAAGATCAGAAGTTAACAAGACGACAAGAGCTTTTTGTTAAGGAGCTAGTATCTAACGACGGCCAGATAACTTTATTGGAAGCTGCTATGAAAGCAGGGTATTCTAAATCTTCTGCACATATTAGAGCTTACGAACTTACTAATCCTCATTTGAGCCCCCATGTAGTGGCCGCTATAAAAAGAGAAAGGGATCTTTTGGATGAGAAGTTTGGAGTAACTTACGCTAGACACATTCGGGACTTACAAAGAATAAGAGATATGGCTTTGGAAAACGGAGCCTACTCAGCCGCCGTTCAAGCAGAATTTCGTAGAGGTATGGCACAAGGGGACATCTATGTTAATAAGTCTGAGATAAGGCACGGATCAATAGATAGCATGAGTAAAGAAGAAGTTGTAAAAGCAATCGAAGAAATAAAAAGGTCTTATGGTGAACAAACCATTGATATTACCCCAGACGAGCAAGAAGGAAGCAGGACTATATCAGCAACTGAAATCAGCCATCAAGAGGTCGAAGAGGAACTTAGTCCTAACAAGGATTGAGAATTGGGCAGGCCAAGGTATTCCTGATCTTCTTATTTGTGATGAAAAAGGTTTGTTTCATTTTATCGAACTAAAGTTTGTAAAGGCTAACGCCGTTAATCTTAGCCCTCATCAGGTAGCATGGCTTACAAGACATAAACATAGTAGCTCTTGGGTACTTATAAAGAAACAGAACAATCCAACTACTACGGCCGAGTTATATTTATATAAAGCGGATCAGGCTATTGATCTTAAAACAAATGGATTAAAGACCGAGCCAATAGGAGGTTGGAAAGCACCTTTTGAATGGGAAAAACTGTGGGACTTGATCTATCCCATATAATTCTATATCATAAACGAATCACAATTACATGGAGGTTAAGTGATGACAGATTTAGAAAATTATGAAGATTACGAAGTAGGCTTATGGTCTATGGAATTTTATTTAATTAATGATGATGGAGATGCTTTAAGAAATGATGACGGAAGTATTAAACTTTTTGATGCTCCTAATAT